CCCACTCAGGCCAAGACAGCTTTGGCAAGCTGTCCCCGCCATGATCCCGTCAGCCCACAATGATACTCCTGTACGCAGCTTCGAGAGATCCTCGGAGGGGTGAGAGTCCCGTGATGTGCGCCAGCACAGTTCAAGTTGCCGCCCTGCCTGGGGAAGTAGTGTCGAATACAGGCAAACAAAACCGTAAAGTTCTGGCCGCTCCGGTAATGGGAGCATCTGCTTCCGCTGCCGGAGCGACCACACTCTTGCGGCAGAAGCATGGGAACTGTCTACACCTTTCAATATTCTTATATTCGATTCCTCTTTCCTTTGTCCGATGGCCCCGCTATTCTCTCCTGCCTTTCCCTTCCTTGAACGGTTCCCATGCTTGTGCCGCAGAGATAGTCAAATGTAGAAAGGAGACCAACTATGGACCCCAACATCAGTTACTATGGGATCGTCATCCTGCTCAGAAAACTCCGGGAATGCGGCAGTTTTACCGAAAAAGAACTCAAAAAAATCGCCGCACGGATCGCTGCGGATAGCGGTGTTGAAGTCGTGTTACAAAAAAGGAGGTGAGCGGGTGTGGATGAAAAGCGACTGGTAGACGGAACAACAGCACTGGCAGAAAAGCAGCCCCGTGTTATAAAAATCGAACCTACAGAACGGCCTCAAAATGTGCGGCTGCGGGTCGCTGCCTACACTCGTGTCAGCTCAGACTCCGAGGATCAACTCAATTCCTTTGCCGCTCAGAACCGCTACTACACGGAGTTGATCTCAAGCAAGGCCGAATGGCGCATGGTCGACATCTATGCGGACGAGGGGATTACCGGAACTTCGGTGGCTAAACGGGATGACTTTCAGCGGATGATGGCGGACTGCCGTCGAGGCCTGATTGACCAGATTCTTGTCAAGTCCATCTCACGCTTTGCCCGCAACACCAAAGACTGCCTTCAGAACATCCGTGAACTGAAAGAGTTGGGTGTCAATGTCCGATTCGAGCGTGAAGGTATCGATACGGTCAATGTGAGCAGTGAGCTCATCACAGCCATCTACGCTGCCTTCGCCCAAAAAGAGAGCGAGTCCATATCCGGTAATATGCAGTGGAGCTATCAGCGCAGGATGGAGAGCGGCGAATTCAATACCTGTAAAGCCCCGTGGGGATTTCGGCTTGATGGTAGAAAACTCAAAATATGTGAACCAGAAGCAGACATTGTCCAAAGAATTTTCCGTGAGTATTTATCCGGTAAAAATCCTCAAGAAATCGCAGACGACCTAAATGCCAGCTGCCTGACTGAGCGAGTATGGAATTATAAAGCGGTAGATTACATCCTGCAAAACGAACGTTACGCCGGGAATGCGCTTCTGCAAAAGAGGTATACGCCGGATATGCTCTCGAGGCAGCAGAAAACCAATCATGGTGAGCGTGAAATGTATTTTGTGCCAGGGAGCAACGATGCGATCATCTCTCCAGAGATATTTAAACGAGCTCAAGGCCTACGGCAAAAACGCAGTTTAGGAAAAGCACCCGTACACAGCGAGATCATCTCACAAATCCGGTGTATCTGTGGCGCACGGATGCGGTTTAAAAATGTTAACAGCAAATGGTATCTATGCTGCACAAGTCATGACACAAAGGGGGATTGCTTGATCACGCCGATCCGTGAGACTCAGATCCATGCATCCTTCTGCCGTCTGTACTACAAGCTGAAACATCAGAGCATCCCTATTCTGGAACAGATGCTTACAAGTCTCCAGCTGATTCGCAATCGCAGGATGCTCTGGAGTCCTGACATCGTCGCCCTGAATAAAAGAATATCAGATATATCCAGTCAGAATCAGACATTGGCCTTTCTCAAACAGCAGGGCCTTGTTGATCCTGACATTTTTATAGCCAAAACCAATGAGCTGACCAAGCAGCTCCAGCAGGCCAAGCTGGAAAAAGAAAAGCTGATGGATGCCGAGAGCGACATGACCGCCCTGCAAACACGAGACTTGATAGACATCCTGGAAGATGGGCCGGAATTCCTCGACAGCTTTGACGCGGAACTGTTTGCTGAACTCGTTGAGAAAATTATCATAGAGAGCAACGACTCCGTCCGCTTCTGCCTGAAAAATGGGCTGGAGCTGCGGGAGTCCATAGAGAGGACGGTGCGGTGATGGGAAACCGGAAGCAGCCCTTCGGCTACAAGATGTCTCTGGGTAAGATCGTCATACAGGAATCAGAGGCGAAACTTGTGCAGGAGATCTTCCTCCGATATATTGCAGGAGAATCCTTGAATGAGTTGACGGAGTCGCTTCGCCAGCAGGATATCCCATACGATGAGGGACGGCTCTGGAACAAAAATATGGTCGCCCGTATTCTGGCGGACGCACGCTACACCGGAGAAAAAGAATATCCCAAGCTCATAGATAAGGAACAGCTCATCGCGGCAAATGAAAAACGCTCAAACAAGCCTCAACTTCCGAAAAAGACAGAAGCCCAAAAGGTGCTGCGTAGGCTCTGCGGTACACCACCATCTGAGCGGGTGGAACAAAGTGTCACCGACCTGCTCAATGGTCTCGCAAATTACCCGGACCACATACAGCATCGGCGCAGTCCTACGCCAGTCACATATTCCAAAACGCAGGAGGCGCTGGATAATGCTCTGGAGCAGCAGCCAATCGACGAGGATAACGCCAAAGCGCTGATCCTCCGGCTTGCGGCAGAGCAATATGCTACTCTGGGGAATGAAGAATATGAAACAAATCGTCTCCGGCATCTCTTCTCCGCATTCGAATGTGTGGCGGAACTGAACGCAGATCTTCTGAAAAGCACCGTATCCGAGGTGCTGGTGACCCGCCAAAATGTCAAACTGCGATTAAAAAATGGGCAAATCATAGAAAGGAGTGACCTGCAATGAAAGATGATGCCCCGAGAGTGATCAAAATCCCTGCCAAACCGGAAACCACCCGCCAGGCAGAAGCCCGCAGACAGCTCCGGGTGGCAGCTTACTGCCGAGTCTCCACCAAAGAGGAGGACCAGGCAAACAGCTATGAGGTGCAAAAAGAGTACTATACCGATAAAATCATGTCCAACACCGCTTGGACGATGGCCGGCATCTTTGCGGACAAGGGCATCACCGGAACCTCGGCCAAGAAGCGCGAGGACTTCATGCGGATGATCCGGCACTGCCGCCAGAAGAAAATCGATGTCATCCTGACCAAGTCGGTTTCCCGCTTCTCCCGCAACACGGTGGACTGCCTCTATTATATCCGGGCGCTCAAGCAGCTCGGTATCGCGGTCATCTTCGAAAAGGAAAACATCAATTCTCTGGAGGAGGACAGTGAGCTGCGAATCACCCTCTCCGGTGCCTTCGCCCAATCTGAAAGTGAATCTATCTCCGCGAATGTCACATGGGGTAAGCGCCGCGCCATGGAAGCCGGAAAGGTCAGCATCCAATATAAAAAGCTGTACGGCTACCGCAAAGGTGAGGATGGCCAGCCGGAGATCATTCCGGAACAGGCCGAAATCGTCCGATGGCTCTATGAGCGCTATCTCACTGGGGCCAGCCTGCGGATGATCAAAGACGAACTGGAACAGCAAGGCGTCAAGTGCTTCGAGGATTCACCGGAGTGGACCATCTCCCGCATCCGCAGCATCCTGCAGAATGAAAAATACTGCGGTGATGTACTGATGCAGAAGACCTTCCGGCAGGACTTTATCAACCGCAAGGCTATTGGCCAGCTTCCCATGTACCTCATTGAAAATCACCACGAGGGCATTGTCAGCCGTGAAAAGTATGATGCCGTACAGGCGGAGATGGCACGGCGGAATGCAGCAAAGAGCCCCTCCAAGAACGCAGTCACGGGGATGGCCTCCTACGCCAGCAAGTATGCACTCTCGGAACGGCTGGTCTGTGGTGAATGCGGGACCCTGTATCGTCGCTGCACATGGACACGAAACGGTGAAAAACGAGTCGTGTGGCGCTGCGTGAGCCGATTAGACTACGGCAAGAAATACTGCCACAATTCACCCACATTGGATGAAGCGCCGCTCCAGCAAGCAATCCTTGCCGCTCTGAACACGGCCATGGCCGACAAGAATAGCCTGATCCGGCAGATCACAGATGCCATGGAAACGGAGATCATCCCATTCCCCGGCGGCACGATGAGCCTGGGAGACATTGAACGCAGGCTGAGAGAACTGGAGCAGCAGTTCCAAACACTGTTGGAAAAGGCTACGAATGATCCTGCCGCCTATGGCGGTCAGTTCAAAGAAATACTGGACGAGCAGACTTTCCTGAAGGAAAAACGGTCCGTGATCCTCGCGAATAACAACGAACAGACAAAAGCCAATCAGCGCATCATGGATGCCGCACAGACATTGGAAAACGCATCGCTCCACATTACGGAGTGGGACGAGAGCGCCGTTCGCCAACTGGTGGAGACAGTAAAAATCCTCTCCAAGGATGAGGTCGCAGTCACCCTGAAGGGTGGCATTGAGATTTGCCAGAAAATTATGTACTGAAAGAAGGTGGAAAGATGATTTTTGTAACCGGTGATTGCCACGGAAACTTTGAACGCTTCAAGCCGAAATATTTCCCGGAGCAGGCACAAATGACAAAGCGGGACATCGTGATTTGTGCCGGAGACTTTGGTGGTGTGTGGTTTGGAGACGGCCGTGACGAGGCTGCATTGGACTGGCTGGAAAGTCTTCCGTTCACGCTGGCCTTCGTCTGCGGGAATCATGAGAACTACGACGCACTGGAACGATATCCGGTGAAAGACTGGCACGGCGGCAAGGTACACCGCATTCGCTCTCATGTCCTGCACCTGATGCGTGGACAGGTCTTCGAGCTGGAAGGCTATCACTTCTTCACCATGGGCGGAGCAAAAAGCCATGATACGGAGGACGGCATTCTGGAACTGGGTGCTCCGGATTTTGAGCGAAAGCTCCTGATGCTGCAGAGAAAGCCCCGAGCGAGGTATCGCATCAATCACATTTCGTGGTGGGCGCAGGAGATGCCTTCTGAGGAGGAGTACGCTGAAGCACGGAAAAATCTGGCCAAGGTCGATTGGGCGGTGGACTATGTTATCACGCACTGCGCTCCCACCAGCATTGCTCTCATGGAAAACCGCCACAATGAGGCAGACCCGCTCACAGATTTCCTGCAGGAGGTCAAGGAGAGAGCACATTATCACTACTGGCTGTTCGGCCATTACCACGACAACCGGGCCATTGATGAAAAGCACATACTGCTCTGGGAGCAGATCGTACAAGTTATCTGAAACAGGTCAAGGCAGAGAAAAACACGGCGATGTTACCGTGCTTTTCTCTGCCTTGAGCGTTGAATCAGGCGCTGTGCGCCGGAAAGGAGAAACTATGAATATCCGAAAGGCTGTGGACTACAGCACAATGTTTGCCACACTGGAATCTGTCATGAAAGCAGATCTGCCGCAGATGGAGCTGTACTGCGAAATCGGCAAGGCCGTCTGTGCCCACTCGGAAAAGGGTGCAGCGGTAGCTGCTGCGGAGTTCATAAAAGAACAATACCCGGATATGACCGGCTTCTCTCCGCGCAATGTGCGCCGGATGCGGGATTTCTGGCAGTTGTACAGCGGCACGCCGGAACTGCTTGGCGAAGCGCTTCACTTGAATTGGACACAGAACGTTGTGATCATGGAAGCAGAACTACCCGCAGTGGAGCGGCGCTGGTACATCCGGCAGGCCGCTGCACAAAATCTATCCAAGTCGGAGCTTCTGCAAATGATCGAGGATTCTGCGTATCTGGAAAGTGTTCTCGACGAAAAGGTCGATGTGTGGTATAATGAGGGCAACGATGAGATTTCGGAGAGAACGCAGTATGAAGAGGATCCTGTTTATCTGTCACGGCAATATCTGCCGCAGCCCCATGGCCGAGTTCGTGATGAAGGACTTGGTAAAAAAGGCGGGACTGGCATCGCAATTTCATATCGAATCAGCGGCTACCAGTCGGGAGGAGATCGGCAACACAGTCTATCCTCCGGCACGGCGCAAGCTGGCGGAGCACGGGATCTCCTGCGACGGTCACGCGGCGCGGCAGCTCACCAATCAGGACTACGACAAGTACGACCTGCTGATCGGCATGGACAGCGCAAACCTGCGGAATATGCACCGCATCTGCGGCGGCGACTTTGCAGGCAAGCTGCACCTCCTGATGGACTATACCGACCACCCCCGCGATGTTGCCGACCCGTGGTACACCGAGGACTTCGAGTCGACTTGGCGGGATGTGCTGGAGGGCTGCCAGGGATTGCTGAGAGAATTGTTGCAGGAGTGAGGTGAACAGAATGGCACAGAACGATAAGATCCAGCTATTCGAGGACAAGCGCATTCGTACTGCGTGGGACGAGGAAAAGGAAGAATGGTACTTTTCCATCGTTGATGTGGTGGCTGTTCTAACCGACCAGCCAGACCAACGCGGCGCAAGTAACTATTGGGCGAAACTGAAGCAGCGTTTGAAAGAAGAAGGCGCAGATCAGTTGCTGACAAATTGTCAGCAACTGAAAATGAAGTCGCCCAAGGATGGAAAACGCTACAATACCGATGTGGCAGACACGGAGCAGCTCCTCCGTATCGTCCAATCCATTCCCTCGCCAAAAGCAGAACCGTTTCGAGCCTGGTTAGCACAGGTTGGCCGGGAGCGCATTGAGGAAACCATAGACCCGGAGTTGACCATCGAGAGGGCGTTGGAAACCTATCTCAAAAAGGGCTATACCCGCGAATGGATCAACCAGCGGCTGCAAGCCATTCAGGTCCGTAAGGAA